TTATATTAAAACAATAAAGGATACAAAATGAAAGATTTAAGAGGACAAGAAGCTTTAGCTCTTATTAGAGAGCTAGAGAGCAAAGATGATGCTACTGTTCTTTTTAGTGGGAGAAAGTATGTTGATATAGCTGCCGTTGAAAGCTTTGTATCAGATAACAGCTTAATGGAATTATATAAAAATAAACAAATCACCATTGTAGAGTTTTGGAACAATGGGAAATATGATTACATTTTAAAGACATTATAGAAGGATACAAAATGGGTTTTAGAGCTTTTTTAGTAAAAGATTTTAATATCGAGTATGATGCGTGTTTGGATTTTGATTACGATCGTGAAGGATTTAGCGAAATGCTAAATAAATGCAAAGTAGGCTACAACCGCTTTGAAGATTATGATGAAATAGATTGTGATGCCTTATTAAATGTTACCGAAGAGCAAATTTTAGCGCTAAAGGATTATAAACAAGAAGCAATGAGGAAGCTTATTAACGGTGCTAAAAATTTTAGTTACGCAGTAAAAAGCAACTGGTTAAGAGTTGAATGGTTTTAAAAAAATAAATAGGAGAACAAGACAATGACACAAGCTGGAGATAAATTTAGAAAAGAACTAGATATGTTTTTGCTAAAAGAGGGTAGCGATATTACGCAAGAGGACTGGATAAGTATTCTATCGGCTTTGGTGGCGAATTTAGAAAATAGAAAAAGTATAGATGCTTTTATGGATAGTATGCCGTTTGATATAAGGGCTTATATGAAAGACAATCTTTCAAAAGAGCCTTTTGAGGTAAGAGCAAAATAAGGGGTAAAAATGAAAGATGTTAGATTTAGAGCTTGGGTCTATGACCCAGATTTAGAAGAATACGTTATGAAAGATGTAGCTAAGCTAGACTTTTACCTAGATACCTTTGAAATATCTATGGTATATACATTAGCTACTGTGCAGAGAAAACCTACAGAATTCACTTTTGTCCCTTACGACATAAAAGACGTAATCCTTATGCAGGACACTGGCTTAAAAGACAAAAACAATAAAAAAATTTATGATGGAGATATTCTTCGTTTTTCAAATGGAAATATAGGAAAAGTTTTTTTGAGTAATCTAAGAGCAGGTTTTGATGTGGCTTTTAATGGAGCTATCCCTGAAGAGTTAGATGCTGGACTAGCTGATAGAAGCGAAGTCTTAGGGAACATCCACGAGAATAAGGAGTTAATAAATGAGACCATTGAAATATAAAGCATACATTAAAGAGTATGACAAAGTAGTTAGTGTTGATAGACTAGGTCTTAACTGGGACGGATCAGTTCAGGAAATCATAGTATCAGAAAAAGAGCTAGAAGGTAAAGACGAATGGACTGACTTTCAGAAAGAGCAGTTCGAGCTTATGCAATATACTGGCTGCAAAGATAAAAATGGTATTGAGATATATGATGGTTATATTGTAAAAATCACCTTAACAGAAACGCAAAAAACACGCAGAGGCGAAGTTATATATTATGATGATAACGCTTGCTATCTAGTTAAAACCGCTAATGAGGAGTATTTTACGTTTATGTCTGCTGATATTTGTGAAATTGAGGTTTTGGGTAATAAATACGAAAATAAAGGACTTGTATAAATGGAAACTAAATTTTTAAGATATACGGCCAGGGACAGAAAAACTAAAGAGATACTCTTTAAAAGCAGAATGGACGATGAAAACGTTTTGTATTTAAGGAAAAATGAAAGTTACAATATACTAAATGATAAAGTTGTCTTTTTTCTTTCTCGTGGATGTCGCGATATGACATTTACTTTTAACAAAAGAGATATTGAAAAAATTTGAAATAATTTACAAAAAAGGATAAGAGGTGCTTGCTATTACAAAAGACGAATTTATTAAATATGCGCAAGAGGCAGAAGATGAAATTTTTGAAAGACGTATAAAAAAAGCCATAGGTAACGAGTCACCTAGTGATTTTATAATTAAAATTACATCTGCAATTTCTGCTTTTGTTATGATCCTTCTTGCTTATTTGAATGATACGACAAATATAGATTTTTATCCTTGGTATCTGTGCGCATCTTTTATTATTGTATCTATCTTTTCCGTGGTTATAATAAACAGCAAGGCAATAGATAAAACATTTCAAAAGAAAATAAATAATATAAGCAAAGATGATGCTTTCTTTGAAGAATTAGAACAAGATATGACCACGCACTTTGTGGATTTAGTGTTAAGCAATATTAATATTAAAGAAACTGCTGCTAGGTTGATTAAAGAAGGTAACTGCGAAAAAGCACAAGCTATTAATGCCTATATTAAAAATGAACAAATTAGCTTAGATCAATTTATTAACTCTTTATCGTATCAAGCCCTAAATGAGATAATCTATGAATATAAAAAGGCTCGTGAGGAAGCAGTAGCAAGAGAAATTTCAGATTTTATTTATGCACAAAAGAGAGAGATAGAGAATACACGCCTAAAAGAGGAGAAAAAACTAGATTTTTCAAATAAAAATTCTAACTTTGTTCTTGGCTTAGAATAGATTTTTTAAAAGATCGGCGTTTGCTGATCTTGCTCCCAATAAAACCACTTTAAATCTACCTTTTTATAGATGCTTTTTTTACTTATTTTTATACTGGTAATTCGTCTTTTCTTTTTATATTTAAGTAAAAGTTAAACTATATTTTATTATAATTATATAAATTAAATTTAGAAAGGATAAAGAATGAAACCTATCTATATAGCAGCACTTGGAGATGCTTGGCTGTCTAAAGATAGCCTGAACGTAATAGGCTACTACTCTACGGAGAAAAAGGCATATAAAGCCTTAAGAGATGAAGTAGAAAAGCGAGGCTACGAGCTATATAGCGGATATGCGCCGTGTATGGACTACCGAGTTCAAGGTGAGTATGGCATTTACCACAAAGACAAAAATGGCGACCACATAGATTTTGAAACATTTGGTTGCTATGACATAGAAGTCGTAAATATCAATGAAAGATACTAGCAGGAGCGTAAAATGAGAGAAAATCTATTAACAGTCAATCAGCTAATCAAAGACTTGAAAAAACTATCAAAAAATGGTTATGGAAAAGCAAATATTCTTTTATCAAGCGATGACGAGGGCAATAACTATCACGAGTGCTATTTTACAGCAACTAATATTGATCAAGATTTGATTGACTGGTTCAATTTTTGTGGAAATGAAAGCTATGCGAGTGAAATTAAAAATAATCCAACAAGCTATATAGTGCTTGGATAAAAAGGAAAAACTATGACAACAGTGAAAATTTTAAAAGAAAATGAGCAAGATTTTGAGTGGTATCCAACCACTCAAGAAATTATAGAGTGTGTAAAAAAACACATTAATGCACAAACTTATGGTGGATACAGCATACTAGACATAGGTGCTGGTGATGGCAGAGTATTAAAGGCATTGGCTAGTGGCAGAAATGCAGAGTGCTATTCTATTGAAAAGAGTGAAATATTAAGAAATAAGCAAGATAAAGAGATTATCCCTTTAGGATGCAATTTTTGGGATAATACTCTAATAGACAAAAATGTAGATTTTATCTTTTGTAATCCACCTTATAGCGAATATGAAGCCTGGTGCGAAAAAATAATAAAAGAAGCAAATACTGAAAAAGGGATATATTTCGTTATCCCTGAAAGATATAAACAAAGTGTAATCATAAATCAAGTTTTAAAGGCTAGAAAACTAGAGAATAAAATTTACTCTCTAGGATCATTTGATTTTTTAAATGCTGAAAGAGGCGCACGCGCCAAGGTAGAAGTAGTTTTTGTAAAAATTGAAAATGAGAGATACAGTGATAACGTTTCAGCGTTTGATCTATTTTTAGATGAAAATTTTAGATTTGATGCTACGTCTAAATTTAATCAAGAAGCACAGCGCGAGCGTATTAAAAAAGAGCTGATAAATTCAAAAAATCACATTGAAAGCCTGGTTGAGCTATACCAGGCGGATGTGCAAAAGCTAATGTCTAATTTTCAGGCTATTGCTTCTCTTGATAGCGAGATTTTAGAAGAGATAGGCTTCAAAAAAGAAACTCTTAGGAAAAGTATAAAATTAAGGGTAGAAGGGCTAAAAAATCTATATTGGCAAGAATTATTTAATAGATATGAACCAATAACGTCTAAATTTATATCGAGTTATCGCGACAAAATATTTGAGAAGCTAAGCTCTCGCAAGAATATAGACTTTAACATTGGCAATATATATGCCATAACTATATGGTTTCTTAAAAATGCTAGTAATGACTTTGGAGAGCAATTACTAGATTTTTATCTCTTTTTGGCTGAAAAAGAGAACCTTAGAGCTTATAAATCTAATACAAAATTTACGTCTGACGAATGGAAATATATGAGATCAGACGAATTAAAAGATTTTTTAAGAAAAGAGAAAGACACTAGAGCAAGCCTTGATTATAGGCTAGTTTTGTCACAAAAGAGATTTGTGGAAACAGACTATTACGGAGCTTGCTTTTTGTCTTATAGTGCCGTAGATTTTCTAAACGATATTCAAGTCGTAGCAAGAAATTTGGGATTTGTGGTAAATAAACAAGAATTTAAAAGAGGGTATAGGGAATACCCTATATATTCAGGTGAAAAAAATTATATTTATTCTACTGACGGCGGCATCTTGGTTGAATATAAAATTTATAAAAATGGCAATATACACATAAGAATCAATCAAGAACTTATGAAAGCCATCAACATAGAAGCAGGCAGATTATTAGGCTGGTTAAGAAGTCCAGCTGAAGCAAGCTCTGAATTAAATATGAAAGAAGCTGAGGCAAGACAATATTTTGGGAAACTTGTCGAGATACCTATGAGCAGCATTAAAATGCTTGTAGCATGAAATAGGGGGCTTTTATGAAAATGCTTACAAAAGATAGAGCTGAGATTTTGATAAATAAAGTAGTCAAGGGTATAACAATACCCTTGTATTATTTTGACTATAAAGTAAGAAAAGGCCAATATATAGGCAGCGGTTGGAGAGAGCCTGACGAGTGGGAATATCACGAAAATAGTAATGATATAAATAAGGCCATGACAGATATTGTTGAAGTTTTGGGACGTTTATTGGCTAGACATTTTGATAATATAGCAGACGTTGAGCTTCATAATGCTATCGATAGTTTTATAAACAAGAAATTTTGTCAAGTATTTGATTTGGTGGCCAGCTTAAAAAGAGAATTGGATTTTGATTTTTTAATATATGAGAGCACAGAAGATATAATAGATGCTATATGGAGGAGTGCTAGCAATTTAAAACATAGGTTAAAAGCCTTTAAAAAATTTAAAAAACCAATAAATAATTGTATTATAAATAAAAAAGCAATATAAT